AAGAACGAAGCGATATACACATATTTAAAAGTGTATCATCCAGTGTTATTAGAAGATGATTATTTTAGACCACATGATACAGCTGTAATCTCTATACCTCAAAAATCACCAAAAGGCTCTATTTTAAGAACAGAGTCACCATTCCAACTTCTAGAAAGAGTTAAAAAAGTTGCAACAGAATGGGTTAATGCAGGGCATAGAAAAGGTTCAAATTCACATAATGTTTCTGCAACTATTTCATTAAAAGAAAATGAATGGGAGAAGGTTGGAGATTGGATGTGGGAAAATAGAAAATTTTATAACGGACTATCAGTTTTACCTTATGATGGAGGTTCATATATTCAAGCACCTTTTGAAGATATTAAAGAAGAAAAATATAATGAAATGGTAAAATCATTACACGATATTGATTTAACAAAAGTGGTAGAATTAGAAGACAATACTGATTTATCTGGTGAGTTAGCTTGTTCTGGAGGACAATGTGAAATAGATGTAGATTTAAACTCATTGAATGGTAATGGTGTGAAAAAAGAAACCAAAGTTGGCGAAACACAAATTCAATAAAGAAATATTATATCACTTTAATTGTGGTAAATGTAATAAATGGTGGTCAATTGCTGACCACCATTTGTTGTCTAAAGAGAATAAATTAATATGCCCTTATTGTGGCCATAAAGAAGAAGTGGAAGAGGATGATATTTATAAGAGTAATGAAAAAATTAATTAAAAGAATATTAAAAGAAGAAACTTATTGGCGCCCATCCGATGATAAAAAATGGGATTTATTAGATAAGGATGTAAAATATATTGTTGAAAGACTTATTGAACGTCATAAATCTAACTGGGGAAACGACGAATATGCGGTAATATCCGCTATAGAAGAGATTTTGGAAGGGATGTTTCAAAGGGTAGATAGATAATTCAAATAAAAGTATTTATTTAATATGACAATAGCTAGAGAGAGATACGGAATTGCATTTCCATTCCAAGATAGTGATAGTGGTTTATTTTTAAAAACTACCACCACTGTAGCGGAAGAAACTAAAACTGACCTAATACATTTAGTGTTAACTAGGAAAGGCTCAAGATATTTTTTACCAGATTTTGGTACTAGATTATACGAATATATTTTTGAACCGCTAGATAGCACCACATTTCAAGCTATAGACTCAGAATTACGAGATGTGATTAAAAAATATATTCCTAATGTTATTGTAAATGAGATAAAGATACAGAATTTAGAAGACGCAAGAGAAGAAAAAAATGAAATAAAAGCTTCTAACCATCCTTCTATAGCATCGCAAGACAGTACTTTAGACACAAATTTAGATGAAAGAATTTATAGAGTTGCTGGAGACGGTACAGAAGAATATACTGCAAAAATTTTTATAGATTATAGCATAAAAGATGATGTCTTTGGCACTAGAGACTTTATAATTATAAACTTATAATATGGCACAGAAAAAAATAGCTTATACTGAAAGAGACTTTTTAGGGTTAAGAAATGAATTATTACGATTAACTAACATCTATTATCCAGATTTAATTAAAAATTCCAACGACTCATCCATATATTCAGTTTTTTTGGATTTAAATGCTGCGATAGCAGATAATCTTCATTTTAATATAGACAGAACTTTACAAGAAACTGTATTAGATTATGCACAGGAAAGAAGTTCTATATTTAATATAGCTAGAACCTACGGTCTAAAAATACCAGGTAATAGGCCTTCGTTAACTCTATGTGATTTTTCAATAGTAGTACCCGCTAGAGGAGATAAAGAAGATGAACGGTATTTAGGCTTTTTAAGAAGGGGTGCACAACTTAGAGGGGGTGGACAAATATTTGAATTAGCTAATGATTGTGATTTTTCAACACAGTATAATGTGGAGGGGGCTGTTAATAGAACTAAGATACCTAATTATAACGCAAATGGGATAATTCAAAATTATACTATTACAAAAAGAGAAGTAGTAATAAATGGAGTTACTAAAATATTTAAAAAAGAAATTACAGATGTAGATAGTAAACCATTTTTTAAATTATTTTTACCGGAGAGAAATGTACTAGGTGTAAGTGCTATTATACAAAAAGAAGGACTAGGATATACAACCCTACCATCAAATTTAGAATTTATTACAGCAAAAGAAAACAAGTGGTATGAGGTACAAGCTCTAGCAGAAACAGAAATTTTTGAAATAGACCCGTCAACCCCAGCTGATGAACCAGGTATGAAAGTTGGTAAATATGTTAGTACAGATAATAGATTTGTTACAGAATTTACACCAGAAGGATTCTTCTTCTTAACTTTTGGTAGTGGTAATAATAAATCACAAACACTACTAGATGAATTTTCCAAATATGGTATAAATGTTAATCTTAATAAATTTATAAATAACATATCTTTAGGCTCTGCTGTTAGGGGTAATACAACACTCTTTATTCAATATAGAGTAGGGGGTGGTAAAGCATCTAATTTGGGTGCAGGAGCGATAAATTCTCTTGGTGTAATAGATTTTATAGTTTCAGGCCCCGTATCTTCAATCAATAGTACGGTATCTAATAGCTTAGAAGTCACCAATGTAACTTCTGCAATTGGTGGTGATGACCAAATGTCTACTGAAGAAGTTAGAAATTATGTTACTTTTAATTTTGCTGCACAAAATAGAGCTGTAACTATAAATGATTATATTGCTAGAATAAGAACAATGCCAGCTCATTTTGGTGCTGCGGCAAAAGTTGGTGTTACAGAAATAGAAAATAAAGTAAAAATTAGTTTATTGTCATATTCTTCAGATGGGGCCTTAACATCTAGTGTAAGTTCTACTTTAAAAAATAATATAGCTGAATATCTGTCTAATTATAGGATGTTAAATGATTATATAGAAATATCTTCTGCTAATGTTATAGATATTAGTTTAGATGTAGATATTGTAATTACTACAGATGCAAATCAAGGACAGATAGTAAGTAATGTAATAGAAAAAGTTAAAGACTTTTTTCACATAGACTCCAATGAGTTAGGGGAAACTATTAGTTTGAGTATGTTATATGGTAAAATTTCTGAACAACCAGGAGTATTAAATGTTATAGATGTTAGAGTCTATAATGAAGTCGGCGGAACATATTCTAATTCACAAATAAGTCAAAGTTTTATGGCCACCTCACCGACTAACCCAAACAATAATAGAATAGGGGTTATTGACCAAACCATATTCTTTTTACCAGATGAGATGCCACAAATTAGATATCCAGATATTGATATACGAGTAAGAGTAAAACAAATCAATCGACCAAACTTCTCATAATTATTTACATAATTTAGTGTTGAGCGTATCTTTGATTTTACAATAAGGAGTATTTATCATATAAACATATCACATGCTAAAAAAATTAAGAATAAGAACCGAGATAGGTGTAGATAAAGAAGTTACTTTTGATTTAAACCAAGAGTTCGACTTACTCGAGATTTTAAGCTTACATCTACACCAGACTGATATATACCCAAGAGACTGTTCTGAATTTGGTGTTATTGCTGGTAGAGTTTTAGTAAATGGAGGGTTTGGTCTACCAAATGCTAAAATTTCTGTATTTATTCCTTTAAGTGAAAATGATGAAGAGAATGAGGTTATAAAAAAATTATATCCTTATAAGACACAAAATTATAGAAATGAAGATGGGTATAGATATAATTTACTTCCATCTTCCCCTAGCTATACAGGACATCTATCCACTGGAAGCTTTCCCGATATAGATGACGTACTTCTAAAACAAGAAGTTTCTTATGTTTATAACAAATATTATAAATTTACAGTTAAAACAAATGATGCTGGTGACTTTATGATTTATGGGGTTCCTTT